ACCACGAAGTTCTTCCGCAATCGCCTTGATGTAAGAGTAAGAGTTGACATTTGAATTACCACGATACCTACTGGATGCACATATATTTAAATAGTCTATGAATATTATATCAGGTCTATACGATTTCTTCAATGCAAGTTCTTGAAGCAATGCCTTAAAGTGTCCACTATGTGCAGATGCAGTAGGATACTCTTTGACAATCAATGTTCCTTTGGTTTTCTGAGCAAGTTTTGTTACCTTACTCTCAAACATCTGCTTAGGAAGATCAGTTATATTTTGTATTGCGATATTAAGTAAATTAGCATCGATCCTCTCCGCAATCTTCTCCTCTGCCATTTCGAGAGTGATGTAGAGGACGTTCTTGTTCTGGAGTAAAGCTGCGCTTGCCACATGACACATGAATAAAGACTTTCCAACACCTGTGCCAGCGAGAGCAATGTTGAGAGTCTTATTCGGTAACCCTCCTTTCGTAATTTTATTAAAGTATTCGAGATCAAATTCGATCTTGTCTTCCTTCCTGTGGTACGATTCATACCTTTGTTCATAGTCTTGTAAGTAGTCATGTCCTATATGAGTATCGAAAGACACAGAAAGAGCATCAGACAAAATAGAAGGAATAGCATCCCTTCCTTTAGTGTCATCCTTTCCATCCGCTAGTTGTATAGATTCCATTAGTGCCAAATATATAGCACGATCTCTACACCATTTTTCGGTAGTATCTACTAACCAATCAAACTCAGAATGTTCATTCTCTAAGTTAGTAATTAAAGTAGTAATTTCCTGAAAAGAAGTATCATTAATATCTTGACGTTTCTCAGTCTCAATACATAGAACTTCTTTAGATGCAGGTTGATTATACTCCCCTACAAACTTTGATATTTCTTCGAATACAACCTTCTGGTTATAATCCTCAAAGTAATCTGCTTTAATAAAAGGAAGAACCTTACGGACATATTCCTCATTATGAATAAGATTTCTTAGTATAAGAAATTCAACTTTGTCCATGTGGCATATCAAATACAAATGTTATTCTGGATTCTTCACCCAGATTCACAGCACCGTGGGGCATCTTATTATTAAACCAGAAAAGTGTCCCTGCGTCAATCACTGTAGATTCTCCACCAACAAAATATTGATATTGACCAGCAATAGAAATATGATATCTGTCTCTTGTATGATAATAAGTTCCCTCATCAATATGAGCACCAACATATCCATCAATAGGAAGTGAAAGAAATCCACATCGATGAATTTCTTTATCAGGAAACTCATCTGTCACTAGTTTTATAATTTCAGTATGTCTTTCATATGCAGGAGTAGGTCTACACAATTCCGAATCTCCTACAAAATCTTTTTTCTTTGTTACTGCTCCCATTATCAATTGAAGATTACCTACTTCAATATCAGCATAACCACGTTCCAATAAAGTATCAGCACCCTTACGTTGGATATACCAATCATCAGGATACTGATCTAATTGTTCTTTTACTTTAGATACATCTATTCCAGTTTTTAGTACCTTTATATTTTTCATGAACCATAACTAAATTCTTTCTGTGCTATTTCATCTAGTGCTTGCATTACTTCTGGTGTAAAGTATTCATCTGGATTAGCAAGTATCTGTTTACCATATACTTTCTTTCCATTGATTTCATATCTACCTGCAACATTCTTCCATATGCCACCTATCTCTCCTAGTTCCAAGAGACCATAATATCTATCAAGACCTCTATCATCAAAATAGAGTCGAACTTGAACTTCTTTATTCTCTTTACTTAAACGCGATTTAGCAGTCTTTGCTTTGATAATGTTTCCAACGACTTCCTTACCATCCTTCTCTTTTTTACGGCTGAGATAAATGATCGTGCTCGCTGCGTATTTGAGGCCGCTACCTCCTCCCATTTCTTTAGTAGGGATGTAAGATCCAATGACATCGTATGTGTGATTTGTGACTATGAGTGGAATGTTTGCTTGACCAAGTTTCAATGTGAGCATTCTAAATGCACCCTTGACTAATTGTGATTTAGTCATGTCACGAACTTGGTTATCGTCTAGTGCATCTCTAATCTCTTTCTCTGTAGAAAGCATACCTAAAGAATCTAAAACAAACATTAAGGGTTGACGCTTATCTTCTGGTTGATCTACATAATTGTCTAAGATTCTACATGCTTGAGTTCGGAACTGTTCGATAGTTGCAACAGGAACTATCAACATACGATCAGATGCAATACCACGATCTTCAATCATCTGCTTAGATATAGCAGACTCAGATTCAAAATAAATTACTCCAGCATCGGGATTGCTGTCAAGAAAATGCTGAACAATCCCAAGGCAAAAGAAAGTCTTGCCAGTAGAAGACTCACCAGCGATAGCAGTGATTTTGTTTGAGGGAACTCCACCGTAGATTGAACCGCTAACCAAAGCATTGAAAATATGACTACCAGTGTCAATGAAATTAGTACTGTCTCCTGCTGAGACACCATCACTAACAAGTCCTGCATACTCATTACCAATCTCCTTTGCTACATCTGTTAAAAAACTCATTAATCTTTCTTAAATAATTTTGTAATGTAATTAGAACGTTTCATGGCACGTTCAAACCATTTTGCTTCGTCTTTGTCGAAGAACTCCTTCTCACTAGGATTTTCTCCAGCACTGAAGGCTTTCTGATATTCAACAATGTATGTGGTCATCCGAATAAAAATTCAAGGTTAGCAATTTTTTCTGGCTTCCATCCTATCGTATCCATAATGACTTTAATTGGTTCAAGAAAACTCTTGCTAAATTGTAAGTCATAATCCACCTGTTTGTCAAGCCCAAACTCAGGAGGAAACGTGCCCAAGAAACTGATCACATTTTCTCCAATCTTGTTGGGTGTTTTTAAGTATACAAATTTAATCTTCTCGCCATCCTGTATTAAGGGATACTTATGTTTCAATTTGTTTTTCTTATTATGAAAATTGTAGAGTAATGCTCCTCTAACGTGGATAGGTGTTCCCTTTGCGTAAAGGGTAGCAGGATGTGCCCATTTATTTAGATTATTACAACCTCTTGGAAATGATATATCTTCAACAGGTAATGATGTAAACTCTTCCCTAAAATCAGAAATAAATTTCTGTGCTGCGTCCTCATCTTTATTCATAATAACTGTCAATGCATCTCTAATTGCTGTTCTACAAGCAGCAGGAGTAGAGGACTTAACTGCTTCCAAACCCATAATCTTTAGTTTAGGTTTCTCATAACGAACACCTTCACTATCCCACACATTAAGAATGTAACGTTTCTTAGCAGTCCATATACCTTTATTAGCAATGTTCTCTCGCTTCATGAACATCTTCTGTTCATAAGCACCTACGTACTTGGCCAATTCTTCATAAGAACTCGTAATATACTTCTCAAGTTCCATCTCACAGATCTTATTAAGGAACGAAACAATGCTCTTATCAGTTTTCTCTCTGCCCTTGTATACAGTCTCGACCAAAGGACCAAGGTTGAGGTAGATACTATCAGTATCACTAGCAATAACATAATCTTCTCCTTCAGTTTTAAGTATCTTATTCAGATACTGATTCATTTTGTTTTCAATCCAACGGATGCTAACCTGCCCACTAAGAGTAATCGCCTCAGCATTAGCCAAGTTGTAATATCTAAAGTATTGATTTCCAATGGCACCATAAGCCGAATTGAGCTGTATCTTTCTAGCCATTTGGATGTTATTGAATTTACTAATAGACTTTTGTAGTTCGGCACTTGGCGAAACTTCATTGTCCCGCTTCGCTTGAAGCATTTTCTTTTTATAAATCGTTCGCTCATCGTAAATCTTCTGCATAATTTCTGGTAAGAATCCATACACATCCTTACGGTACTGAGCACCGTTAGCACATGTTGCGAACTCAGGGTCAATCTCTATCTCTTGATTCAAGATCCTCTCAACGCTCGCACTGGGATGTCTAGTCTCCCTGAGTGTCTCTGGACTGATATTGTACTGCATAATAAGATGAGGATACAAGCTATTAAGGTCAAAACTGACCACCCAATCATAGCGTCCTGCTTTTGGTTCCTTGACATAAGCCCCCGCATACTTTTCGTTTTTTTGTGATCTATTCTTGGGAGGAATAACTATGTTCCTCTTCTTCAAATAGTTATAGATTATGGTGTCCCACATCCTTACCTGATAGAACACATCACTATAATTAACCTTGGCTTCATATGCCATAGTAAGAGCAAGCTCAATAAGCTTCATCTTACCCTCAAGACGGTCAACCAATTCTACGTCAATTATATTATACTCAATATACTTCTGCCAACCTTTTGTGTAGAAGTCCTTAAAAGTATCAAACTCTGAGTGATCTAACTTCTTCTGTCCTAGTTCTACCTGTGCAATATAATCCAACCTATAAGATTCCTGTGCCTTATAAGTAAACTTCTTATATAAATCAAGATAATCTAACTGACAAACACCACCAACATCAAATGTTATATGCCTACGACCTTTAATATATGTTTCTCCCTCACTTACCAATCCCCAAGGTGAAAGTCTCTTCATCAACTTCTCACCCAATATCCGATTGATTCTACGGGCAATATATGGTATATCATATAGTTGAATGTTCCATCCAGTAATCACATCTGGAACATCTTCCATCCAATAATTAATGAATGAACTTAATAAAGAATGCTCTGTAGAGCACTCATGATAAATTACATCTTTCCTATTATTCTCAAAGGGTTTACTACCCCAAGTAATGATCTGCTTAGTTGTGTAATCCTGTATTGAGATTGCCAAGATCTCTTCAGA